TCAGGGATATTCAAACCCGGGCAATTGAGGCTCATTTTTGGCGCGTTGGGCTTGCCGGACTTGTTTGAGGATTTTGTAAATCTGGACTGCACTGAGCTTGAATTGGATGATCAGGTCATCCATATTCTGGCCATTCCAGGCGTTGTAGAGATCCAAATCACGTTTTGTCAGATCAAACTGGATATCGGTGGGGATATAGATAGCCTGGCGAGCAAAACGGTGGCAGATGCCATTTGTGGCCTGGCGAGCTACTTCATCGGCCTGTTCTTTGGGAATCGCAAGCGCATCAACCAGCTCTTTTGAAATGATCTCGCTGGACTCACTGACAAAGATGCGATCTTTGTTCTTGGATGGACGCTTCATTTTTGGTCTCCTTGCTCTGAGACTGTCTGCAGGATTTCCCAGATCGGCCAGTAGTAGTCGAAAAGCGCGATGACACCACGTAATTGGGCATTGCGCAGCTGATTAAATGCAGTCAACAGGTTTTCCCGCTTGAGATCATCCTGGATGCTTTCAAAGGGCCATTTGAGGGCGATCAAGCGAGCATCCATGATCGCAGGAAGGTGCCGCATGGCCCATGTTTTTAGGCCTTCAACAAGCATGTCTGGGCGTCGTTGCCATTGAAGATCATCGACCTTGCCCATGCGCTTTCCCCAGGCCACCAGGGCGCTCTCGCTGGGGTCTCGGACAACGCCGATGGCGTGAAGCATGAGCCAGATGGCACGGGCTTTGCGCATTTCGGGGCTGGTGTCCAGGCGGCGGTCGATGTTGGATGTGGCGCGTGACTTGGGTGGGGCTGGCTTGAAGCCCAGCTTCTTGAGGTGGGCAATGTACTGCCCGCGCTGGCGTGCATTGAGCTTTGATGATGAGTCCACGCCATGCAGCTGCTGTAGCAAGGCACGGTGATCTGCATCGCACAAGCCAATCTGTTTGAGGGCCAAGTGGATTTGAGCGAGGTCGCGGCGGCGAGTGTCAGGTGCTTTAGCTAGGCGGGTCATAGGCTTTTCATCCCCAGGCAATCTGGACAAGGCATCAGATAATCATTCCAAGGATCCATGCCATCCCCGCGACACCTTTTGCAGACCAGTTTGTCGTGCGTATCGTCTTCGTCAAGCTCGTCGTCATAGTCTTCGGGTGCGGGTTTCATGGGGACTCCAGATAAGAGGCCACCGGCTGGATGTGCGGGCTACCTTCCGCTTGTCGTACTGTGTGACCTTGCGTCTCCGGCAACGGAATCTCGCAATTAGTCGGCCTTTCACGGGTCGGGTCGTAACCCTTCCGCTTCCAGTCATGCGCACATTCAGCTTTTGGCTTTTTCAAATGGTCTTTGCAGACCGTTTGAAAAAACCCCCTGACCGAAGCCAGGGGAAAAATCGAGAGGCCAGCCGCCTAGCTCAACTCGATCAGGAGAAAACTTTTTAATGGACCAAGGCCAGTTCTGCTGCTGCTTGTTGCGCGGCAGCGATCCAGCAGCTTTGCTCCTCGGCGTCTAGCTCTTGCCAAGCTGGGGCGTGCCCAGCCAGCCCATTGCCAGTGTCAATGCGCCGGGCTTGCTTGCAATAAGCGGCATACATGGCCGCTGCTATTTGTGCGTAGCTTTTCATTGGTTGTTCTCCATGTCTTTTTCAATCGCACGCGCCACGTCGTGCTTGCCTGTCATCAATGCGATCCAACGCATTGCGCAAAGGGTTTTGCTCAGGTGAATTTGGGCTTCGCTCATCACCGGCCCCTTACAAAATCAACACCGTGGCGGTGCTTTTTGCCGTTGCCCTTGGCGCACCAAATCAGCCATGCACGGAGCATATCGGCCGCGCCGTCGGCCGTATCAGCTTCTGGCACGCCAGGCACAAGCAGCTTGCCCTCGCTGGCACCTTGGCCATGCCGGGCAAGAACACTCAGCACGCCGTAGAGACCGGATTTAGGGCCGCTGGCGATCACGATGACTCCGCTGCCGTCCGTGTTGTCCTCGGGTGCTTTGTCGCCAATTTCGATCAGGCCAGTGGCCCAACACCAGGCGACTTGTGGGCGCATGTCGTAGTAGCTCTTGCAACCGCATTTGGGGCAGACTTTTTGGCTTACGTCGCAACCGCCAATCTTCGCGAGCTTGCTCGGCCACTCAGACTCCATGCACTGGTGGCGGCAGCGGGTGCATTTGACGGGGATGTCTTGTGCGGTCATGCGACTGCTCCAACCGCTGCACGAAGTGCTGCGAACTCGGCAGGCCCCAGCTCAATGCTGAGAGCGCCGCGCTGGATCACAAATTGGCCGTCAGACCAAATTGCCCACCGCACATCTGACATGCCTAGAGGTGCTACTGGCATGCTGACTTGTTTTGTGCTGGGAGCCTTGGGCTTGCGGGTAAATTTGCAGTCAGCGTCCTGCGCTGTATCAGACGATTTGATGAAAGACCTTCCGGCATCGGTCACCTCATAACCCTTGCCTATCTTGCGCAGACGCTGTGCCTTTTTTCCGTGGTAAAGCGCGTTGCTCAGTGCGGTACTGTCCATGTGTACTGACATCAAGTCTCTCAACGCTTCAGAGGAGACAATGCCCCCAATGTCTGCCAATGCTTTGATGACCAAATATTGAGGACTAGTGTGCTGAGTCGACTTTGCAGGTTTGTAATCCTTGGCAATGTCAAAAGCGCTGCGTACGCCTGATGTGGCGACTGGTGGGGCCCCATTGGCAGGACGAATGACTTGTGTGAATTCCATTTCACACCCCCGCCACATCAAGACTGATCGCCACATACTCACCCGCCTCATTGCGCTCGTAAAAGCGGATGTAGGGCTTGGTGCTGGCCACTTGCATGCTGTCGCCGATCGCGCGGATGGCTTCGGCCCATTGGGGGTCGTCAATGTCCAGGCTGCGCAGGCCCAGCACGCGGGCGGTGCTGACGCTGCCTTGCTTGTCCACTTGGAAGGCGTTGTTGACCAATGCCTTGATGTTGGCGTTGCTGCCCTTGGCCCAGCGATGGATGCACTCGTCGATCAGCTGCTTGGCCGCCTGCAGGCGCTCGTCGAAGACGATGCTCTCTTGCATCTGCCGGATGATCTTGAAGCGGCCGTCAAAGCTCACCAGCGTGACGTTGCCTTTGACGCGACCGTATTTGACGTCGTAGTCGGCCAGGCTGCGGTCCACAAAGTCTTGCACGGCCTGCATGCTGGCGAGCTTGAAGGCCAGCAGGTCGGCGCTGGTCTGCTTGGCGGCGGTGCACAAATCTGTCACGACTTGGGTGCGGTCTTTGTCCACTGGCTTGACCAGGGCATCGGGCACCAGCGAGCCGTCTGCAGCTTGCCAGTAGCCCTTTGGGGTATCGGATTGAATGGTCATGTTGTCCTCTTTTGCTGGGTAAAAAAACGGATTGGATCGGTGCATGGCGGCGTGACTCCGTAGGTGTACGGATCACCTGGTGTGCCTGTGCCTTTACGCACAATGCACTTGTGGTGGTGCAGCGCTCGCAGCTGTTTGCCCAGGCCTGACTGATCGCTCAGCTCCAGAGCCCGCTCAATTTCGCGCAGAGCCCACCAGCCGCCCTCGTCGAGCAAAAAGCGGTGTGTGCGCAGTGCGCCGCGTTTGATCACAAACGGGTCATCGGCGTTTGGGGTGACAGTGCTCATATCAGTGCACCTGCCCTGCGGCCTGGCTCAGTGCAGCCAAGTTCTGTGCATCTGTGCTGTGCACATATCGGGCCGACAAGGTGCTGAGCAGCTCGTACACCTCAATGGGCTTGCGCTGCAAGTGCAGTAACAGCAGGCTTGACAGGGCCTCGGTCATCTCATGCAGGGTGGTGCCCAGGCCGAGTGTGCGCAGCATCATCTTTTGCATACGCTCTCGCTCTGTGGCCAGCTCCTGTTGTGTAGCTTGATGCTGCGCATATGCCAGCTGCAAGGCTTGCTCCAGCTCTTGCCGCGTCATAGTGGCCAATGTTTGAGGGTCTTGATTCACATGCCACCCCGCTGATACATATTGACTGCAGCGGCCAGCAGTGCAGCCATGAACAGCAGGCCCAGCACACGGCCAAACCAGCGGGCCAGGCTGCGCATGTGACGGCGCTTGTGGTGCTCGATAGCACCTGGGGCAAAGTGATGGCGACGGGTCATGCAGCACCACCTTTCATGATGAAAATCGCGCTGACTGTCTTGGCTTGCGGGAAGTCTGCCTTGATCTGCATCACGGCCTCAAAGCCGTCTTTGAACAGGCCATAGCACTTGCCCAGCGAACCATCGGACATGGTGATCTTGATTCGGAACAGGTTCATGGTCAGACTCCTGCGATGACCTGTGCATCCACCACCGGATAGCCTGCATCGGCTGCAGCGTTCATGGCGCGGGTGACCAGGTTGTTGACGATCAGCGGATAGCAAATGCTCTGTGCATCGGTGGGCTTGCCGCCGCGCGGCAAATGGATCAAGCGGGCGCGGATGGCATCCGCTGCATCGGGTGCAAACACCTGGTCCAGCTTGAGGCCAAAGCGAGCAAACTTGTGCGCCAGGTACGGGCCCACATCGGCATCCAGCGGGGCCAGCTCAATCAGCTCGCAGCGCTGGGTGACCTCGCGCACCTCGGGGCCAGCGTTCAGCAGGCGGCTGCGCAGCTCTGTTTGGCCGATCAGCGCCACGCCCAGCAGGGGCCGCATGCCGTCTTTCAGCTCAATGAAGCGCTTGAGGTGCTTGAGCGTGGCAATCGGCAGGCAGTGCGCCTCTTCGATCAGCAGCAGGTGCTGACGCCCACTGCGTGCGCTTTGCTGAAGCATGGTGTGCAGCTGGCGCATCAAGGCATCGGGGCTGCTCTTGCAAGTGACCGTCTCGTCCAAAGTGCGGATGATGGCGCGGGCAATCTCGCCACTCTTGAGCGTCTTGCCCTTGGTGTCTGACAGCTCCATCTGCAGAACGTACGGGCGGATAACCAGCACATCGCGCCGGTCGTCAATGATGCGCTGCTCCAAGTCTTCGGCCAGCGTGCTCTTGCCCGCACCGCTCTCGCCAGTGATGGCCACAAAGCCGTGGTGCAAGGCCGCGTCCAGCAGCACGGTGCGCACGTAGCGCACGTTGGCGGTCTGGAACACGTCGGCACTCGTCTGCACATCACGGGTAAATGGGTCACGCGGCAAATTGAAGTGCTGGCGTGCGGCTTGTGTCAGGGTCTGTTTTTGGAGTAGCATGGGAACGTCCTCTTCGGTAGTGATTGCTGGGGTGGATGGAGCTGCGGGAACTGCCTCCCTGGCGATCGCAGCGTTTTTGCGCCCGGGGCTCATTGCAAGTGAGCCTTGGGCGTTTTCTTTGGTGCTGGCCAGCGTGGCCAGCTCATGGATGCGGACCAGCTCGCGCTGGGCCTTGCGCACACGCACCAGGCTCTCGCCACGGGCCTCCAGCAGCACACGCAAGTCGTCTTGCATCCGTGCATGTCGCTCTGCGTCTTGCATGGGCGTGCCCGCATTGACATAGCGTTTCAACGTGGCATCGCTCACGCCCAGCAGGCGGGCCGCATCGCGTTGCGTCAGCAACAAGTTGTCCAGCATCTGGCGCATCTGGGTGGGTTTGGCTTGGGTCATCGCGCACCCCCTGCCACCACCTGCAAGCCAGCACGCACCAGCGTGCGGGCCTTGATCTGCTCCAGCGCATCCTCTGGCACACCAGCGGCATGGTCGGCCTTCAGGCGGGCAAAGCCTGCGGCGTCGAGCTTGCAGCCGTTGCGGGCCAGCCACTGCATGGCTTCAAAGTGGGTCAACACCCGCGCAGCTGGGGCGCTGGCAGCCGTGGTCACCGCAGTGCTCACATTCGGCACCACTGCTGCACCCTTGCGGTCCATCCAGGTGCGCTCTGGCGCTTGCTCAATCACCTTGAACGGGTCAATGCGCCCGCCAAATGGCACCGCCTTGGCTTTCAATTTGGCCTCGGCCTCTTCGTTGGTGGCGGCGTCCATGGCGATGCGCTGCACCTGCTCGCGGTTGTCTTCCAGCACCGTGCGTGGGGCTTGCTTCCAGTCCTCGCCAATCACATTGGCCGTGGTGGCAAAGCCTGCATCGTCTTTGGCCACCACCGGCACCTGGTGCAGTGTTTCATGGCCATCGGCATCGCGCAGCACCACCACGGCGCCGTCTACCTGCCAGGGGTTCAGGGCCAGCTGCAGCTGCTCGCCCACCATCACGCCAGGTACGGTGCTCACATCAAATTCGCGGCCCTTGTAATTGACGCGCAGCTTGTCGGTCACCTTGCGGGACTCGGGCTGGTCGTTGACCAAGGCGCGGCAATGCTCCAGCGGTGGTGCAATGCGCAGCTGGTCAGCGGTGATCGTCATCCACATGTCGTAGCGCGTGCGTGCATGGCGGCTGTGCAGGCGGTTGGCGTTGAACCACCGGGCCCACCGCTGCGCCTGCGCATTCAGCTCGTCCAGGCTTTGCACAGGCTGAAAGCGCAGCGCACTCTCAAAGCTCTTTTCGATCAAGTCACGAGCTTTTTCAACCTGGCCAGTGGCGCGGGCATTGCCTGCAGCGTGGGCAATCGTTTCCACACCCAGGCGGCGAGTCAGGTTGGCAAAGTTGCCACTGGTGTTGGCGCTGCCCATGTCCATCATCAAGATGCGCGGCACCCCGTGGAAAGGATCGCCATCACGCTTACTGATGCCGAAGAGGAAAGACTCAATCAAATTGGCCGCACTCTCGGCACCCAACACATAGTGCACCCCAATGGAGCCACTGTAGTGGTCGGTCCACTCATAAGACCACACCCGGTCAGACTCAATGCGCTTGAGGTTGGCAGGCTTGTTTTTGTAAAAGGCCTTGTGCTGCATGACCTGCAAGCCAGACTCTTTGGGCGTCTTGGCGTCCAGGTAATACAGCACGCACATGCTGGCGTCGATCTGCCACACATGGTTGGGGTGCAGGCTGCGCAGCTCCAGCGCAGGGCTGGCGCGGTTGATCTGGTCAGGGTGCAGGCCATAGCCGCGCAAGGCACTGGCTACTGCGCTCTCACTCAGGGGCACCACCTCACCCGTGGCTGCGTCGGTGCGCTCGGCACGCACCTCGTTGTTGGCGCGCAATTGTTCCAGGGCGTCTTTCATGCTCAGCAGGCGCTTGCCCGTCTTGCGGTGGCTGGCCATCAGGTACGCGCTGATGGTGGCAGCCTCTGCCAGGCTCAGGCTCACAGCACCGGCGTCGGCGCGCTGCTTGCGCTGGGGGCGCACCGCCACCTGCGCCATGTAGCGGTGCAGCGTGGCCTGGTTGATGCCCAAGTCCTTGCACGCCTGCGCATAAATGGCACCCTTTTGCCCATGCGCCGCAGCCGCTGCCTGCTGCACCACAGCCTGCACGCTTTGTGCCATGAGGGGGGTAAGAGCCATATCGGGTGCCTGCTGTGCGGGTATGCGGGTGGGTGCGCTGGTGTGGGGGCTCAGGCGTTGGCCCATTGCGCCACCTCGGCTGCCAGTTGTTCGTCTGCCGCATTGCTCACATCGGGCAGGTTGAACTTTTCGCGGATGGCGTTGATCTCGGCCTGCAGCTGGCCCACCATGCCAGCCATGGTCACCATGACAGCATCGCCCCTGTGCGTCAGGTAGTGCTGGGTCAAAGCATCCAGGCTGGCCCGCACCTTGCCGCGCACCATGCCCAGGGCCTCTGTGGCGTACTCTTGGGCTTCTTTGGTCAGGTCCACCAGCACCGCATCTGGCTCTTGCGTCTGGATGCGTTTGGCCTGTATTTGCAGCTTGGTCAGCTTCTTGCTTAAGTCGGCCCGCGCATCCTCGCCCGCCTGGTGCTCAGCCTTCAGCTCGCGCAGCGCGGTGCGCAGCTCTTTCACGCTCATGGTGGCCACATCGTCCAGGCTCAGCTCGCCCGTTTGCCCAAAGTTGGCCAGCTCGTCAATCTGCTCGTCGTCCAAAACCAACATCTCGAACAGCTTGGATTGGCCACCTATGGCATCCGTCAAATGTCTCGACGTCGAGACATTTGAAAATTTGGTGGCCGATTGCATGAACTTCACAGCAACCTTGCGATCTATGCCCAGAACATCCAAGCGGGCAATGAAGTTGCCAGGGCCGCAAGCCGCCTTCAGCACCGCCAGCCCACGCCCCACCTCCAGGCAAGCCTCCACGCTGCGGCGCATGTTGGCCGCAATGTCGCGCTGGATCAGGTCCGGGTCTGTGGCGTCAGCGGGCAGCTGGTAGCCCAGCGTGGCCGCTGTGGCACGCACCAGGGCGTTTTGCTCCTGGTTGTGGGCCACCAGGGCATTGGCGCTGGTGCTGAGCTGGTCAATGGCCTGTGTGTTGGCATCAATGACCGTGGTGTTGGCGGGGGCGGTGGGTTTGCGTGACATGGTTTGAATGACTCAAAGGGTTGATGAATTGGGGGGTTAAGCGGCGCGGGTGTAGCGCTGCTGCAGGTCGGACAGCTGCTTTTGGGCTTGGTCAAAAGCGGCCAACGTGGCCACGGCCTTGCTGCCCAGGCGGGGGCTGATGCGGGCACGGTCGCTGCCGGGTAGGCGCTCCACCAGGCCAGCGGCTTCCAGGTTCCAGAGGTCGCGGGTGATCTGTGCAGGCTTGATGCCCAGGCCCTTGGCCATTTGGCTGGGGCTCAGGCCATCAATCTCGTGGCCAAACAGGCCCATCAGCACTTTCAGCACGCGCTGCTGCGCCTCGCAGCGGTAGTTGGGGCCGGTCATGCAGTGGCACCGGGTTTGAGGCTGCGGGCATCCACCGGCTTGGGGCGGGGCCGATAGGTGCCGGGCTTGACCACCACACCTTTTTTAATGCCCAGGGCCACTGCCACCTCGTGCGCTGCACCATGCAGGCACGAGCAGCGGCCATACAGCACGGCATTGACCACATGACGGCTGTAGCCATTGTCGCGGGCCCATTGGCTCAGGTTGATGCCAGCGGCGCGCATCTCGGCCAGCTTCTCTTGGCCGCGCTGCTTCATTTGTTCGCTTTGCTTTGTCATGTTGTGTAAAAATGTGTGAATAGGTTTTTATGATTGAGGGGCGTTGGCTATGAAGCTGCTGATGTAAATCGAGCGCTTGCCCAGGTCTTGCTTGATGCCTTGCAGAGCTGTAGCGACTTGGTCGTCAGTCAGGCCCAAGCTGTTTTGAAGACTGATGCCCAGGGACAGCAGATCGCTACGCATGTGCGCAGCGGGTGCGCTGGAGGACGGAAGAGGAGAAGACGATGGAGATGAGCATGCGCAAACACATTTGCAGCTTTGGGACGCTAGTGATCGAAAACGCGGGCACACATCTAAGAATTCAGGCCACCCTGTCGCCAGAGCCAACAGAAGCTCGCGAGCAGATTGATCTTGCTGTTGTTGTGCCAGGTGGCGCAGACAAAAGTCTGGCGCAGTTGAACATTGCACTTCTAGATCGAGCCCTTGAGCTGATATCCGCAACCCGCAAACATCAGCTCGACCTGATAAGGCATTCGGGGGAATCAGGCTCACATGGGCTTGCCCAAGGGCAGGTGTGATCGGGGTGGTGTTTTTCATGGCGTCCCTCTTGTTTCAAATTGGTGGACAAATCAAAGAAACGATTTGTTCTGAGGTGTATTGTGATAAAGATTTTTATCATTTGCAAGGTCTTTCGTGAAAAAAGATAAAAAATTTTTCTATGGTCATTCACGACTCATTGAAGAGCGCGAAAAAATATGGTCGACCCAACAGCAGGCCGCCGATTACTTCGGGGTAAGCCGTGTGACTTGGGGGCAATGCGAAAGGGGAAACGCCACCCCAAGCGGTGATGTCCTTGCTGGTCTTGCAGATATGGGTGCTGACGTGCACTACATCCTCACCGGCCAGCGCAGCCAGGCCGTGGCTGAGGTGGACTTGCTGCCCTCAGACGAGCGCGTGCTGGTGGACGCCTACAGGCACTGCAACGTGCAGGCCAAGCAGGCCTTGATCCAGACTGCCGCGCTGCTGTCGGCGGGCATGGCTGCGCCCAGCAAAGCGGCCAAGGCCAGCAAGAGCGTCAAGTTAGGCGGCTCGGTGTCGGGCAACGCTGTGGTGGTGGCGGGCACAGTTGCTGGGGGCATTGCCAATGGCCGCAAAAAATGACTGCAGCCAGCCCACTGCGCGCACCTATGTGGGCGGCAGCGTGGGCACGGGAGCTGTGGTCATCAGTGGCACGGTGCATGGGTCGGTGTCGGTCGCGGCGTCGCATGAGGTGCATGTAGACCGCCGCTGCGTGGCCGAGACCCTGCAGGCCATGAGTGCCCTGGACGGCGATCAACGCCTGAGCGTGCTCAAGTTCATGGAGCGCGAGTTCGCGACGCAAATGGTCAAAGAACTGAGCGCCGATGCGCAGCAGCGTGTCAGGCGGTATGTGGCAGCGGTGCTTAGAGGGGCTGGAAAGTCTTGATTTGACCGGCGATGTCAGCTGCTCACAAAAAGGGGGGGGATAAACATGGACTCAGGAACAAAAAATTTGCTGACACTCGCGGCCTTGGTGCTGTTGCCTGCTTTTTGGATGCTGAGAGCCAAATGGCTGCGGCAGGCGCATGCCAACACGGTCGCCCTTACGCATGCCAAAAATGCCTTGTCTGAATCGGAGCAAAAGTACAAATCCCTTCAGAGTGCACACAAGGAAGAAACTGCAACACTGCAGGCTGAGATAGCCAAATTAACCCACCGTTTGGCTGAACATGGACATCTCAACATCATGGAGTTAGAGGCTCAAAAAAGTGCACTCCAAAATGAGTTGACTCAGCTTGAGCAGCAGTGCGTCTCTGAACAGGAAAAAGCAAAGGCTGAACTTGCTCATGCGCAAACCGAGTTAAAAGTCCTGCGAATGCAAATTGTGGAGACTGAAGAAATTTCCTTGCTGCAGGATGTTGGGGTTTATCAATACCGCCATCCGCTCTCTGATGCCGTTGCCTATCAGCGAGAGCTAAACAGCATCGAGACTCGCATCAAAGCCTTCATGAAAAATGATGACAGCGCCGTTATGGGCGCCACCAATTGGACCGTCAATGGCTCCCTGGTGCAGGGCCGAAGGATGGTGAATGAAACATCCAAGCTCATGCTACGGGCGTTCAACGCCGAAGCCGACAATGCAGTGCGAAGCCTCAAGCCATACAAGCTAGATGCTGCCATTGATCGGTTGACAAAAGTTGCTGGAACGATTGCCCGATTGGGTAAGACCATGGACATACGCGTTACCGATGCGTATCTGAGGCTGCGTATTCAGGAACTGGAGCTGACCGCTGATTTTTCACACAAAGCAGCAGAAGAAAAAGAGCTTGAACGTGCTGAGCGTGATCGCATGCGAGAAGAGCGCAAAGCGCAGCTAGAGCTGGAGCGTGAACGAACCCGGCTGGAAAAAGAACGCCAACATTTTGAGAATGCACTGAATGCTCTGATTCAGAAAGGTGATGAAAACGGTGCAGCCCGCCTTCGTGAGCAACTTGATGATGTACAGAGAGCAATTGAAGACGTTGACTATCGGACTGCAAACATCCGTGCTGGCTACGTGTATGTGATTTCAAATATTGGGGCATTTGGCGAAGACATGGTGAAGATCGGCATGACGCGACGGCTTGACCCAATGGATCGTGTGCGTGAATTAGGAGATGCCTCGGTCCCATTCAATTTTGATGTTCATGCTTTGTTTTTCTCCAAAGATGCAGTGGGTATTGAAACTGCCATGCATCAGCGGCTGGCAGCTCATCGAGTTAACCGTGTCAACCTGCGGCGTGAGTTTTTTAAGGTAACCCCTCATGATGCAAAAGCGCAACTGACGGAGTTGACGGGTGAACTATTGCAATTCACTGATACGCCCGAGGCGGTTGAATATCGGGAGAGCTTGGCGCTGGCTGCGGTTTGAATGGTCACCACCGCAGGCCCGTGATTACGGCGATATGGGAGAGAAAAATGGATGTAGAAGTCGCGCAAAAGATAAAGACGCTCGCACACATTGCAGAAACGCAAGGACGGGTTTTGGTGCAGGTCAATGCCCGCCAAGAGCTTTACAACATCGTGCTGTGCGCACTCATGGCATCGCATCCAAACCCGGCTGGCTTTGCGATGGAGGTACGGCGATGGAGCGCGCGAGCGCAATGGACTCTTGTAGACGGCGATGCTGATCCCGAAAGAGAAGCGACTCTCGATTCATTGCTATCTGCGCTGGAGTCGGCAAGTCCTGTTGAGCTGAATCTGCGGGCTCCGAAGAGCTGAGAGCGCGGCGCAGCCGTTGGAATAAATGCTTGGCGGCAGATCGCAAACGCGCCAAACACCCGGGTGCATGACGATTTTGTTCACGCACAAGACGCTCGCCTTCAAGTGTTTTTGCAAGCATTGCAGCTTGGTAGTTGAGCATGATGGCCTCCAGTAGTAAGGCATCCATTCTTGGACTTGCTCATGGAATTGCACAGGTAAACCAGATTGCTAAATAGGGCACCACCGCAGGCCCGTGACTGCGGTAACAGGGACAACAACAATGACCAACTCAAACAACAACGACAAGCCCACAAAGCAGCCTGCCATTGCACCCCTCAGCAGCGAGGTGGGGCGGGGCAATCGGCCTACAACAGAGTCTTCCGATATTCGCAAGTCTGTTCCGAGCAATGAACGGTTCTCCAGAAACGACACAACGGTCAGCTTTAGCCCTCCGCCACCAGCACCACCGCGCCCACCCAAGTGACGGAGCAGGCTTTCTTTGCCACAATACACTGCATGACAACTGCCCTGCAAACACCTGGCACCGCCGAAGACCAACAACTGGATGCCATCTGGACCCAGCGCTGCGCCGTGCTGAACAAGGCGTGGGTGCAAGTGCGTTACCAGCGTAGGCGTCAGCGGTTTTTTGACCTGGTAGACAAGCTCACCAAGTCCGTCACCGTGGTGCTTGGTGCCTCCCTCATGGGCCGGTTTTTTGTGGAGTGGCTGCCCTGGTTGGCCACTGCCATCACTTCTTTGGGCCTGCTGGCTTTGGTGTTTGGCTACAGCGACCGCAAGCAGCAGCACAAAGACCTGGCAGAGCAAGCGGCCAAGCTGGTGGCCGACATAGAGCTTGTGCCCATGACCGCCCTGGGTTATGACAAGACTGCCACTTGGGCTGCCGAATATGCACGCCTGGTTGCCAAGTCGCCGCCGCCACTCAAAACGCTGACCTTGGTGTGTGAGCGTGAGCAGGCCGCATCAGAGGGGCACCCAGACCATGTGGCCTTGCCAGTCTGGCCGCTGCGCGTGATTGGACACTTTTGCTAAGCCACCCCAAAGCATTGCAAGCCCCGCCAGCCGGGGCTTTTTTATGCCCACCGTTTGCAAATCGGTTTACCTGTAGATAACGCGCGTACCCCGGCAAAGTCGGGGCATGACTTCTCAAGCCACACCCAACCCCATCTACCCGCTGCCCGCCACGGCACCGTCGGGCATGCCCATGCGGGCGATTGACCTGGTGGTGATCCACTGCACGGCCACGCCTTCGGGCAAACCCATTGCACGCGGCACACCGGGCCGGCCCGGCTACCTGAGCGCTGCAGCCGTGGTCAACGCTTGGCACGCAGCGCGTGGCTTTGCACGCACGCATGCGGCCAGCAAGGTCTACACGCCCGAGCTGCCCAGCATTGGCTACCACTGGGTCATTGACCTGGACGGCACCGTACAGCCGGGCCGCCACCCTTGCGAGGTGGGCGCACATGCATCGCAATTTAACCCGCGCAGTCTGGGCATCAGCCTGGTAGGCGGTGCCGAGCGTGTGGGGCAATACACCACACACCAATGGGCTGCGCTGCGCGAACTGGTGCAGGCCATTGGTGTGGCCTACAACGTGCCGTTAGCCCCACCCACACGCCACTACCTGATGGCTGACGCCTACACCGAGCAAGACGGCATCTGTGGCCACCGCGACCTGAGCCCCGACAAAGATGGAGACGGCCTGGTCGAGCCATTTGAGTGGCTCAAGACCTGCCCCGGCTTTGACGTGAGCCATTGGATCAAAAACGGCCTGGTGCCCGCACCAGAAAACGTGCTGCCAACGCCAGGAGCCGTGTGATGTGGTTGTTTGACACACGCCTCATGCCCGAAGCAGTGCCCGTGGTCACCGCACTGCCCCTGATCGACGTGCTGCCCCTGGCGGGCTGCGTCTTGACCCTGACTGTTGCCACCTTTTTGGTGTTGCAGGTGCTGGATGTGGTCTCCACCCTGGCGGCGCTGAACGCCGGGGCACAAGAGGCCAACCCCTTGGTGCGCTGCCTGCAGCGCCACTGTGGCCCTGTAGCGGGCTTGGTGCTGTGCAAGCTGCTCATGCTGGTGCTGCTGGCCTTGATGGTGCTTTGGCAGGGCTGGCCTAGCGTGTGGGTGTGGGCACTGCTGGATGCTGTTTACCTGATGGTGTTTGTCAACAACCTGCGCACCCTGGCTGCGCAAGAAGGATCGCTGTGAACTTGCTCGACCAACTCAACTCCGCAGTCAACCCCGCTGGCTTGGTGATGGAGGCCGCCAAGGGTCTGATCGCCCGCATCTGGCCCGACCCAGCCCAGCAGGCCGAGGCGCAGCGCAAGCTGGCCGAGCTGCAGCAGTCAGGCGAGCTGCGCGGCATGGAGCTGCAGCTCAGCGCCATATTGGCCGAGGCCAACAGCACCGACACCTGGACCAGCCGCGCACGGCCCACGTTTTTGTATGTGATGTACGCCATCTTGCTGCTGCTCGTGATGGGTGCGATCGTGGGCATATGGTGGCCTGCTCAAGTTTTTCAGGCGGCTGACAACCTGGCCAAGTTACTCAATGCCTTGCCCGAACAGCTGTGGTGGCTGTTTGGCACGGGCTACCTGGGCTACACCGGCGCGCGGACCTGGGAAAAAGCCAAGAGCAAGGCGTAGCCACGCAGTCCACCTGCGCACAAGCCAGACCACAGATCGATACCCCCCATCCAAAAAAAAAGGACGCCCATGTCTGAAGCACATTTGAATATCAACCTCAAGCCCGTCGATGACGCCAACCCCGTGCCCGTCAAACTGATAGGCGGCACCAGCAGCAATGGTGGAGGAGGTGGCAGCGGCATCATCGGCGTGGATACCGAGGGCACCAAGTGGCTACTTGTTGCCAACACAAGCGCTACGCCCGCGACCATCACTTACTACAAAGTAAGCGACGGCACAGTCGGCACGCCGTCGGGTGGATTCACCCCCGACGCTGATCAAAATGGGCTGACCGATACGCAGCTCCGCGCATCAGCTGTGCCAGTGTCTGCGACATCACTCCCGCTGCCTGCTGGTGCAGCTACAGATGCATCGCTTGGCACAGACGGCACCACACCCCCAACCATTGCTGGCACAGGCGTGCGTGGCTGGCTCCGCGGCATTTACGAAAAATTGACTGGGACGTTGACCGTCACAGGCCCGCTGACCGATACGCAGCTTCGGGCATCAGCTGTGGTCGTGTCTGCGAACAACAATGTACTGCAATCAGTCAACAACACGTCGACTGCTCAATTGGCGGCTGCTGCCACCTTCACAGGCACTTGGGACAGCGGAGATGCGCTGCTGGCCGAATCTGCGCAGCTCATGGTGACGAGTGACCAGACTGGTACCTTGTACATCGACCAGTCGCAAGATACGGCGGGCTCCGTCGGGGTACAGACCAAAAGCTACGCCATAACGGCGGGTGTTGCATTCAATACCGCCATCGGCGTCATTGGCAAAGCCCTTCGAGTTCGCTTCACCAACAATGGGTCAGCTGCGACGACCACGTTTGCGATCAGTACGATCTTCACGCCCATCATGAGCGTCTTGCCTACAGCGCTCACGCAAAAAGGCAGTTTGCGCACCGCTAATCAAGAAAATGTGTCGGTGACGCTGACACAAAACGTCAAGTCCCTCACCGCAAGCACATCGACCGAACTGGTCGCGGCCAACTCAAGCCGCCAGTATTTGGCAATCCAGGTCATCGGCACCTCGGGCATCAACTTGAATATCGGCGCAGACGCCACGGTCAACAGCGGCTGGGCAATTTCGCCGGCAAGCGCTACAGGCGGTCAGGGCGGGGCAATGACGTGGGATGCTGGCGTGGTCACGCAGCAACAGATCAAGGCCATCAGCGCCGCTGCGACGACGGTTGTTGTTTGGGAAGGAATTTAACCATGGCTGCATCTCTGCCTCCAGTTGACCTGTCAAAGACAAAAAGTCTTGTGCCTGATTACTACTACGTCATTGTGGTGGCGGGGCAGTCAAACACTTGTTACGGTGAGGGCCAAGCCTTCCCCGACACCTATGACTCAGTGCATCCACGAATCAAACAGCTCGCGCGGCGCACCAACACCAAGACATCAAGCACCACAGGCAATGTGGCATGCTCCTACAACGACATCATCCCCTTGGACTGGTGCCCGCACGGTGTTGAGGACATGGCCGCACGTGGGCACGCGGCCGCAATTGCAGCAGATGCTCGCCAATATGGCTGCGTGAGCTTTGCGCAAAGTCTGGCCAAACGCTTGCTGCCATCGCTACCCGATAACGCGGGAATTTTGATTGTGTCCACCACACGGGGCGGGTCTGCGTTTACGCAAGGGACTGACCAGGCATATAGCGCAACCACAGGTGCGCCTGCATCATCGACCCGATGGGGTATCACTGGAGGCTTGGCTTCCAACGGCGGAAAAACAGCGCTCTACCTCGACATGCGTGACCGCACCAAGGCGGCACTGAACAAAAACCCACAAAACATTTTGTTGGCGGTGGTTTGGATGCAGGGCGAGTTTGACCAAACGGGCACACCAGGCAATCACAAGTCGATGTTTGAGGCGCAGGTCAACGATTTCCGAACCGAGCTCAACAACACAAACCGCGCCCAGTGTTTGGGGCTTGACGCTGCTAAGGTGCCATGGATTTGCGGGGACACCACCATTTATTTTCAAAGCAGCGTCGCCAACTTCACGCAGGTGTACGAGGGAACGTACCTCAACACCACTTTGAGCAATGTGTACTACACCCGTGTGGGTAAGGACGAACTGGGCAACTGGACTGCCACAAACGCCGTTGCAGATGACCCCGATGTTGTCGTCGGTGTGCCTGCGACGCTGGCGAATATCACCAGCTCTTTGGTCGGCGCAACGCTTGGCGGCGCCAACTTGGCGTCAGGGGGCGCAACGGTATCGAGCTGGACAGTAGGCGCAACAGAGACAACAGCTTGGCTACTTTTGGTTGATGCAGGCTTTACCAAGGGCGTCAAAGTCGCATTTAGCACAGACAACTCAGGGCAATTGCTGGTGCGCGCAACCGATGCAGCCTACGCAACGGGGTCTGTGATTGCAACATGGGATGCCGCAACAAAAACCACGGGCACTGTGGTTACCACGGATGCGGGGGCAGGGTACGGCGTAAAGACGCTGACCATCAACGGTACAGTCGTCAATCCTGCTGGCTACGTGACCGCCACCGCCACCACGGCGGTAGCCAACGTCTCTACGTCAAAGGCTTACTACGGGTCAGCCAGCCGCACCTCCTCGGACTGGATCAGCAGCACACGCAACAGCCACTTCTCGAGCTGGGCGCATCGCACGATCATCGCGGAAAGATTTTCTGCGGCCATCACTCAAACAGCGGGTCGCTTGCTGCCTGGCATTACCTCGCCAAAGGCGGGTGGTGCGCCGAGCAGTTATGTGCAGGGCGTGAGCCTGTCTGGCTCCAACATTGTGGTGAGCACACGCAACGACATCACGGGGGGCACGGCGACTGCAAATATCCCCATCCCAGCCACTTCGGTGGTGAATTACGCACCGTCTATCCTGACCGTGGGCTACAACAGCCGCCGTGGTGATGGCACGATGAAGGCGCAGGGCTTTACGGGCTCGCTGGAGTTTGCCGCCAACACGGCTGCCATTGCAGGGGCTACGGTCATCGATGGAGCCGCCGCAAATAATCTGTACACGCTGACGAATGCAATCACGCATCCCGATGGTCAAGGGGGGTACACCTACAGGCACATGGTCACCACGGTTGGCAATGGTGAGTGGTACAAGACCAATGCGGGTGTGAACATTGCCGACCTTGCCAAGCTCATCACGTTTGGTGGTTCTGCGCAAGTCCGCGCCAAAATCACCGACGCGTATGTGGCGCAGTTCATGGCGGCACTGATTGCCATCGTGCATGACGGCAACACCTTGCTACCAGTAGGTAGCCTCACTGGTGTGCAGGGCACGGGCAACAACAAGCTGGCGTTTTTGGGACACTTCATTCAAGCCAAGCAGAATGGCGCTGTGAACAGTATTTACCTCTCCGCATGGCAAAACGGCGGTAACGTTGATCTGGTCAATATCCCGTTTGACAACAATTACCATGACTACAAACTGGCGTTTGCGGGCGGGGGCACACCGTCTATCACCCCGTCGATCGATAGCGTGGTGGGTACCGCACGGGCGCTGCACTATACCGGTGCAGCCAATGCGGCATATGCCACGGTGGCCGCAGCAGACACGACCACCAAGCTGGCTATAACAGACATTACGGGGAGTAGCTTGTCGCTGGGGTTTAACTTGGACACGCTCCAGTTCGTTATCTACCAAGACAACGGCAACATTGCGCTGTCGGGCATTGACGCAAATCACTCTGTCACACTGCAAAAGTACGCCCGCAGCCACACCATCACCATCCCCGATTTTGCGATCAGCCCGGGCAAGTCGATTGAGATCACGGCAGAAAACACCGGCAATGTGGTGGTGCAAGGGGCCAATAGCAATGTGCTGATTCAGCCGCTGGGCGGATCAATACCATTACCTTCTGCGGTGACGATTGTCCGCGCAAGTGCAGATGCCCGCGCCACGTACAAGTTCACGCAGATCAGCGCCGACGGCAAGACGTGGGTGAGGACGGCGTGATGGAACTTGATCCTAAATTTTGGCTCGATCTGGTGCAGTGGGTCTTTATGGGCGGCCTGGCTGTGCTCATGTGGGCGCGCAAGCCGGGCGAAGATGCCACCCGCGAGTTACGCGAAGTTCTTGCCGAGATGGGCAAAGTGCAAATTGAAATGGCCCGCGTTCAAGAGCGCCTGGCTCAGCACGAGAACCGCATCTTGAACGGCATGGAGCTGCAAGAGCGGCGCATAGGCCGACTGGAAGATTTTTTTATGGACCACTTCAAAGACCGGAGCTAAAAAATGGCCGACTTTTCGAAATTCGTCACCGCCCGGCGTCGTGGCTGCATCATGGGTGCCATGCTGGAGGCGCACCACGCCGCCCACGGCCAGACCGTTGCGCCAAGTGTGCTGCACCAGTACCTGCTCAGCATTGGCTTTAAGCCCACCTTGGTTGAGGTGGCCAAAGACACCGAATTTTTGGCAGGCAAAGGCCTGCTGGCCGTCAACCGCATTGACGGATATTTGTTTGTAGCCATCACCCAAGACGGCATTGAGTGCGCCAACCGGCGCAGCACCATTGCCGGGGTTGACACGGCCGAGACCGGTGGGGTCTAAGCCATGCCACCTGTCAGCAAAATTGCCAAACTGCCTGAGCACGTGCGCAAGTGGCTGCATGCAGCCATTGTGGACAGGGCCTATGGTGACACCGCAGGCATCACGGCCAGCCTCAACGCCATGCTCAAAGACGCAGGTGTCGACGACACGGTAGGCACCACCACCGTCAATAAAGAGGCCCAGCGCCTGCGCCAGGCCCAAGAGGCCCTGCGCACCAGCGTAGAGGCCGCCCGCATGCTGCAGCAAGACATGGGCAGTGGCGATGCCCTGGGCGGCGCTGCCATGGACATGGTCCAAAGCGAGGTGTTTCAAATCTCGCGCCGCTTGCAAGAGGCGCAAGGCATGGACGATGGCGAACGCATTGCCCTCATCAAAGACCTGAGCCTGGCCGCCAGCCGCGTGAGCCGCGCCCGCGTCAACCAAGACCGCTGGGCTACAGAGGTGCGTAGCCGAGCCGAGGCCGCAGCCAAACAAGTGCAAGACATGGCAGCCAAAGGTGGCGTGAGCGAGCGCACTGCCCAGCGCATGTATAACCTCATCATGGGCATTGCCGAGCCCAAGGCGGGTGCATGATGGGTGAGCACATGCAGGCGCTGCTGCTGCCCTACCAAGCCGCCTGGGTGGCCGACACGGCTCAAATCAAAATCGCCGAAAAAGGCCGACGCACCGGCCTGACCTTTGCCGAGGCCGCTGACGACGTGCTGATTGCCACCCGCGCCGGGGGCGAGAACGTCTACTACATCAGCGGCAACTACGACATGGCGCGCGAGTACATTGATGCCGTGGCCCTGTGGGCCAAAGCCCTTGACGTGCTGGCCAGCGACGTGGGCGAAGGCATTTGGGGGGATGGAGAAAAAGCCGACCGCAACATCAAGACCTTTGAGGTCACATTCCCGCAAAGTGGCCACCGCATCACGGCCCTCAGCTCACGCCCCACCAACTTGCGCGGCAAGCAAGGCACCGTCGTGATCGATGAGGCCGCGTTTGCGCCGGACCTGGCGCAACTGCTCAAAGCCGCGCTGGCCATGACGGTGCGGGGCAGCCGCATCCGTATCATCAGCACCCACAACGGCGTGGACAACCCTTTTGCCGAGCTGATTGCCGACGCCCGCGCTGGCAAGCGCGGCAGCTACGGCCCAGGGCAAGACATCAACGTCCACCACATCCCCTTTAGCCTGGCCGTGCAGCAAGGCATGTACAAGCAAATTTGCGCCCGTGCCCAAAAGCCCTGGTCGCAAGTCGATGAAGACGACTGGGTGGCCAAAGCCAAAGCCATGTACAGCCAAGACGCCGATGAGGAGCTAGAGGCCATCCCCGCGCAAAGCGGCGGCAACTACCTACCGCTGGCCATGATCTTGCAGCGCATGTCTGTCGCTACGCCCATCGTGCGTGGCCGGTGGGATGTACCCTTTGCCTTGCTTGATGAGTCTGTGCGCCGCCTAGCCGTCAAGGGCTGGATCAGCGAGACGCTGGACCCGCTGCTGGCAAAGCTCAACCCACTGCACCGGCACCGCTTTGGCTGGGACTTTGCACGCGTGGCCGACTTGTCGGTGCTGACCATCACTGCGCAAGACAGCGCCCTGATTCGCCGCGTGGTGTTGGTGGTCGAGTTGGCCAACTGCCCCTTCAGCAGCCAAGAGCAAACCCTCTGGCACATCATTGACCGCCTGCCACGCTTTGCCGGTGGCGCGATGGATGCGGGCGGCAATGGTGCGCACATTGCAGAGACCACCGCACAGCGCTACGGCGTACAGCTGGTGCACCAGGTCAAGCTCAGCCAAAGCTGGTATGTCGAGCACATGCCCAAGCTCAAGGCTGCATTTGAAGATGGCACTTTGCAAGACATTCCGCGAGATGAAGCCCTGCAAAGCGACCTGCGGGCCATCAAGGTCATCAAAGGCATCCCCCAAGTCGTCAACCGCGTGCAGACCAAAGACGCCGACGGCGTCAAAGTGCAGCGGCATGGTGACTACGCCATCGCCCAAGTCATGGAGTGCTACATCGCCCATGCCGAGGTCGGAGAAGTGGCCTGGCAGTCCGTGCCCGGCAAGCTGGGCAGCGCACCTCCGGTAGGGTCTGCAGCCGCATTTTTTGGGCGGCAGGCCGACCAAGACGCCTATGCGGGCAGCATGGACGGCTGGTGATGCAGCGCAAAGCCATCCTGGACGCGCTCACGCTCACAAACGCATCCAGCCCCATGGCATTGCATACCCAACACAAATAAAGCGCTTTAAAGCCCGATTTTCAAACACTGTCTTTTTTGGAGTAACCCATGGCCACCAGCCGCATCCTTGACCAACACGGCCAACCCATCGACACCGGCCCGCTGCGCGAGGCTCAAAGCGTGGCCAATACGCGCTACATCAGCACCGAGCACGACAGCCACCCCAGCAGCGGCCTCACGCCCCGGCACATCCACAGCATCCTCACCAGCGCCGAGCAAGGCGACCTGGTGGCATTGCAAGACCTGGCCGATGACATGCAAGAGCGTGATGGTCAAATCTACTCTGTGGTGCAGCAGCGCATCACCGCCGTGGCCAGTCGCGACATCACCATCACCCCGCCCAAAGGTGCCACCGAGGCCGAACGCCAAACCGCTGCCCGCGTGCAAGGCATGCTCGACGATTGCGGCTGCGACCTCAACGCCCTGGCCACCGACTTGCTCGATGGCATTTACAAAGGCTTCAGCGCGGTAGAGCAGTGGTTTGCGCCCGAGGGCGCACTCATGGCCCCACGCTGGGAGGCGCGTCAGCAGCGCATCTTTACTGTGCGCAACGTCACGCTCAACCCCGTCACAGCCACGCCCGATGCAGGCCAGTGGCTGGACGGGCGCAACGAACTGCGCCTGCGCACCACCGCCAGCACAGACGGCGAGGCGCTGCGGCCTTACAACTGGATCATCCACCGCCACAAAGCCAAAAACGGTTACCTGGCCAAACAGATTTTGGCCCGGGTGCTGGTGTGGCCCTACATCCTCAAGCACTACAGCCAGCGCGACTTTGCCGAGTTTTTGGAAATCTATGGCTTACCCCTGCGCCTGGGCACCTACCCGGCCGGTGCCAGCGATGCCGACAAGCGCGTGCTGCTGCGTGCTGTCAGCGAGATCGGGCACAACGCGGCGGGCATCATCCCCAGCGGCATGGTCATCGATTTCAAAGAAGCCGCTAAAGGCATGGCCGCGCCGTTCATGGACATGACGTGCTACCAGGACGAAATGATCGCCAAGATCGTGCTGGGCCAGACGCTGACCAGTGGCGAAGGCCAGCACGGCACCCAAGCCCTGGGCAACGTGCACGCGCAAACGCGCGACCTGATTCGCAACGCCGACGCCCAAGCTGTGGCCATGAGCATGACCCGCGACATGCTGTGGCCCTTTGTGCAGTTCAATGTGGCGGGCATTGACCCACGCCGCATGCCCAGCGTGCACATCGACACCAAAGACCCCAAAGACATGACCAACTTGGCTGATGGCCTGGGCAAACTGGTGGCCATGGGCGTGCGCGTGGGCAAGACTTGGGCGCAAGAAGAGGCGGGTATACCGGTGCCTGCAGACGGCGAAGAGGTGCTGACAGCACCCGCTGCAGCGCCAGTGCAAGACGCGGCGCAAACCGCGCAGCAAGTACCTGGCAAGGCACAAGACAAGACGCAAGCCAAAGCCAATGCAAAAGCACAGTTGGCAGCACTGGTAGCCCTGGCTGCGCAAGCGGGCGCACAAGCCACCACACAAGCCAGCGCGGCTCCAGCCACCCGGCGCGACGCGCTGGATGACCTGGTCAACGAAATGATGGACGAATGGGAGCCCACCATGGGTGGCCTGGTGCAGCCCCTGCTGGACGCCACAGACACCGCCATTGAAGACGGCGAGAGTATCAACAGCTTCATGGACCGCCTGCCCGCACTGCTGGGCCGCATGGACGCCAGTGCCCTGGCCGAGCTGCTGACCCGCGCAGGCTTTGTGGCCAACACCGCAGGCCAGGCCGGTGTCAACATCGCGGGCAAGCTTGACGGCCAGACCCAGCCATGACCACCCGCAAGCCCCCAGCCCTTGGCGTGGGCCTGGTGGCCCCGCGCGATGCCAGCGCGTTTTTTGCCAGCAAAAAGGCATTGCTGCCCAGCTACCACTGGGACGACGTTTATGCCAGTGAGCACGCCGCTGGCGTGGCCGTGGCAGGCATCACCCAGCGCGAGGTTCTGCAACTGTTTGCCGACGAGCTGCAGCGCACCATCGATGCCGGTGGTGACCTTCGCGACTTCAAGCGCCGCGTGCAGCCCATGCTGGCCAAGGCCGGGTATTGGGGTGACGTGGAAGTGACCGACCCCGCCACGGGCGACAAGCGCATCACCAAATTCAACCCGCGCCGCTTGGAGCTGATCTTCAACACCAACGTGCGTCAAGCGCAAACCGCTGGGCAATACCAGCGGGCGCTGGCGGCCAAGGCAGATTTTCCGTACCTGGTGTACCTCAGCCGTGACGATGCCCAGGTGCGCCCCCTGCACAGAGCATGGCACGGCACCGTGCTGCCGGTGGAGCACCCGTTTTGGCAAACGCACCTGCCCCCCTGCGGGTGGAACTGCCGCTGCCGCTTCATGTCGGTCAGCGAGTCCGACATCGAGCGCTTTGCCAAACGCGGGGTGCCCATCAAGCGCGAGCCGCCCAAGGGGTGGCAAGACACGGTGGACTATGTGCGCAAGGGCGATGCACGTGGCGAGATCATGAAAGTGCCCCGTGGCATAGACCCCGGCTTTGACCACAACCCCGCCACCAGCCGACTGCGCGGGGTGGTGCCGCAGTTTGTGGACATGCCCGTGCCCCCAACACCGCCCACCAGCCTGGCCCCGCTGCCGCGCCTGCCGCTGCCCACACCTGTGGCGGCTGACGTTTTGCTGCCCCAGGGGCTGACGGTGGAGCAATACATCAGCGCATTCATGCGCGAGTTTGGCCCCGGCCCTGAGCTGGGTCCCAAGGTGTTCACAGACGTGACGGGCCAAAAGCTGGTGCTGGACAAAGAGCTGTTCTGGAACCGCGTGGACAACGAATACAAAGTCCAAAAGCGTGGGCGCGAGGTCTTCATGCGCCTGCTGGCCCGCTCCATCACCGAGCCCGATGAGATATGGGTGCGCACGGAGTACCACAAAGCCAAGGGCAAAGACGTCATGCGCAGGCGTTATATCGCCCGCTTTTACATCGACCAAGAGACAAAGCCACTCATCGGCGTGTTTGAGTTGGGACCTGATGGCTGGAGCGGCATCACGACCTACCAAGCCGAGACAGAGGCCGCAGCGGAAGCGATGCTGGTCAAAGACCGTATCGGCACGCGCGTGTACGTGCGGGCATAAAAAAACCAGCTCGCTGCCACGTGCTGGTTTTGCGTGCGTAGGATTGGAGGCCCTGGCAGGGGCTGCTCGCACGTTACGATCATTGTAGCGAAAGGACACCACGATGCAATACACAGTCGAATCCAACAGCGCCGCCATCGCAGCCGCCTTGCGCAAAGCCGCGCAAGAGATCAGCGACACCACGCCGCTCATGGCTGCGATCGGGCAACGGCTTGAGTCCAATATCAGCGAGCGCTTTGATACCAAGACAGACCCCTCTGGAAAAGCATGGGAGCCCTACAAAGCCATCAGTGCAGCCATTCACAAGGCCCGCACGGGCAAAGACATCACAGGCAGTCTGCTGGAGCGTACAGGCATCATGCGCGGCGGTATCGAGCATCATGCCAGTGCCGACCAGGTAGAGGTGGGCCTGACCGCCCCCTACGCGATTTACCATGAGCTGGGCACCAGCGGCCGTGGCAAAAAAGGCGGCGGTGCCATCCCCCGCCGTGGCATGGTGTTTGGCGCAGTCAGCGGCCAGGGCCAGGGCGCACAAGTCAGCCAGGCGCTCAGCGCGGGCGACGAGGCCGACGTGCTCGCCATCATCCAGCGGCACATCCAGCAGGCCGCTGACGGGTTGTAAAACCGCAGTCCACCACGGGGCCTCAGGCCCCTTGTCATTTGCAAAGTGGTTTACCTGTAGATAACGCGCGACCCCCGGCAAAGTCCGGGGCATGCATCTCAAATTCACGCCCCATCAGCAGCCTCAGTGCGCCGTCGCACTGGGGGCCGATGTGCGCCCCATCGTCATCGAGACGGCCAGCGCATCGGGCTCTGATGTGCCTGCACGCCGCCCATCAAGCCGTGTGCAGCTGACACCGGCAGGCAGCTTTGCGGCGCGAGACGGCCGTCCCTACGGCATGCTCGTCACCGTCAAAGGCGCAGACGGCCAGCCCGTGCAGCGCACCGTCACAGCCACCGCATGGCAGCTGAGCAACAGCCAAGGCTATGCCCTGGCCGACCGACTCAATGCCCGCCACAACCCCGACTTTTACCGCACAGATGCCACCACTGCCAAAGCCAAGGCCAGCTTTGGCTTTGACTACGAGCACCAAAGCCTAAATGCACCCACCAACGGCCAGCCTGCCCCCCGCGCAGGCAGTGGCTCGCGCTTTGAGTGGGTTTATGACGATGGGCTCTACATCACCGATGTGACCTGGACGCCAAAGGCTGCACAGGCTATCTTGGACGGCGAATACCTCTACGTCAGCCCAGTCCTGTTTTTTGATCCCGACACCGGTGTAGTGGTCGACATATTTAACGCCGCGCTGGTCAACACCCCAGCACTGCAAGAGCTTGCGGGCCTGCAAGTCACCGCTGCCGAGCTATCGGCCCGGCTCTATGAGCCAGCAACGCAGCATTTTTTGGAGACCCCCCCTATGACGCTCCTGGAGCAACTGATCGCCAAACTGGGCTTGCCCGCTGGCACCACCGAGGCGGCGGCGCTCAGCGCCGTGGCCACTCAACACGACAAGCTCAACGCCGTGGGCACGGCCCTGGGTGTGGACGCCGCCAAGGCAGACGCCCCCACCATCACCGCTGCCCTGTCTGCCGCCACCAATGGCCAGGCCGTGGCCGTGGCGCTGGGCGCAGCCTTGCAGCTGCCTGCCGATGCCTTGGCCACCCCGGCCACTGCCACCAGTGCTGCTGTGGCCCTGGCCGCCAAAGCAGCCACAGCGGGCGGTGCCGATGCTGCCACCCAAGCCATTGCGGGCCTGAGCGCCCAGGTGGCACAGCTCAGTGCCGCCAATGCCCAACGCGAGCTCGACGAGGTCATTGCCACCGCCAAAGGCGCAGGCAAGCTGGTGCCCGCCATGGAGCCATGGGCACGCACCCAAAGCGCTGCTGCCCTGAGCGCGTTTTTGGCCAATGCACCGGTCATTGCGCCCACCCAAGCATCGGCCCAAGGCCTGCACGCCGCCAACCCGGCGGCAGGCGCTGCCGCCTTGGGGGCAGATGCCACATCCATCGCCAGTCAGTTGGGCCTTGCGTCCACTGACCTGGCTTAACCCCATTCACTCCAGGAGCTTTTAAATGACTGCTTTGACAGCAAGCAAGCCCATCAAGACCCGCGCTGGCAGCCAGCGATCTGTGGGCCTCAAGGCCGGTGCCAAGGTGTACGCAGGCGGCATTGCCGCACTGACCAGCGCAGGCTATGCCCAAGCCGGGGCTACCGCCACCGGACTCAAGGCCATTGGCTACTTTGAGACCGATGCCGACAACACCGCCGGTGCAGACGGTGCTGTGCAGGTCAGCGTGCGCCGCGACGTGGTGCTGCTGGTCAACAGCATGCTGACGGACGCCATCACGGTGGCCGACATCAATGCTACGGCCTACATCGTTGACGACCAGACGGTGTCCAAAACCAATGGCGGCGGCATGCGCAGCGCCGCTGGCCGCATCGTGGATGTGGACACCGCTGGTGTCTGGGTCGACATTGGCGAGCCCGCCATGCCCACCACCTGATCGGCGTCGCTGACAGGGATTTGTTTTAACTGTTCAAAAGAGATTTCATCATGAAAAAATTGTTGATTGGACTGGCCTGCGGGCTGGCGATGGCGATGAGCGTGGCCTTGGCCCCCACGGCTGCACTGGCCATGGGCGTGGCTCTGTCTGGTGCGGGTGTGGCGATCACGCCCGGCAATTTGCTGGCCTTGCAAAAGGGCTACCAAAAGGTGTTTGCCGACACCATGACGGCGCTGCGCGCCAAAGACGCCACCGCTTGGCGGCGCGTGAGCATGCTGGTGCCCAGCATGTCCAGCAGCGAGCTGTATGGCTGGCTGGCCGACATTGGCGGCATCCGCAAATGGCTGGGTGACCGTGTGGTCAAGTCCCTCAGTTCTGGCGGATTTGAAATCATCAACGACCAGTATGAAGAGACCATCGGTATCAAGCGCACCGTCATCGAAGACGACAAGCTAGGCATCTACCTGCCCCGTGTGCAGCAAATGTCGCAAAACGTGGACCAGTTCCCGCACAACAACGTTTTCAACTTGCTCAAAAAGGCCGACACCACTGTGTGCTATGACGGCCAGTACCTGTGCGACGTGGACCACCCCTATGTGGCTGCTGACGGCAGCACCCAGGTGCAAAGCAACTGGGGCGGCGGCACTGGCGAGCGCTGGTTCCTCATGTGCACCAGCAAGATGGGTGCAAAACCGATGATCGTGCAGGAGCGCGAGAAGTTCAATTTCCGCGCCATGACCGATCTCAACAGCGACCACGTCTTCAAAAAAGATGAATTCCTCTTCGGCACCGATGGCCGGTATGGCTTTGGCCCGGGCTTTTGGCAACTGCTGTACGGCAGCCGCCAACCGCTGAACACGGCTGCCTTTGAAGCAGCCCGCGCAGCCATGCTGGGCTTTAAACGCGACGGCGGCGATGTGCTCAACGTCACCCCCGAGCTGCTGGTGGTCGGCCCGTCCAACGAGGGCATTGCCCGCCGCATCGTGACCAGCATGTTGGTCAATGGCGGCGAGTCTAACCCTTGGGCCGGCACCGCAGAGGTGCTGGTGGTGCCCGAGCTGGGCTAAGCACACCAGCAGCACCCGGTCGGCTGATCGCCGATCGGGTATTTCTTAATAACTCCAAATTTTTCGAGGTCTAAGATGTCCAAAAAAGAATCCGCCACCACCGTGGCACCCGATGCCACTGCTGAGCAGCTGCAAGCTGCGCTGGCAGAGGCGCATGCTGCAAACGCCAAGCTGACCGCTGAGATCGAGGAGCTCAAAGGCGCGGCCAAGCAAGCATCCAAGCACGCAGGTGCTGGCACCCATGTGCGTGTATCCAGTGCCCACAAGGCTGGCCAGCATTACCGTGCGGGCCGCTTGTGGACGCGCGATGCCACCGACGTTCACAAAGACGAAATCACCACCGAGCAGCTGGCCGCCATGCGTGCTGATGCCCAGTTGGTGGTGGTCGACCTGTAAAACGAGCACGCCGCAATGACTGCAGCCTACGCTTACGCCACGCCAGATGATCTGACCACGATGTTCGGCGAACCCGCCATGCGGGCCATGTCAGACATTGACGAAGTGGCCGCTGGCGAGGTCGTGGTGCAGCGCCTGCAGCGTGCGCTGGAGACAGCCACCGGCGAGGTGGACGGCTACTTGACTGGCCGTTACGCATTGCCGCTGGCCACCGTGCCCAGCGTGGTGCGCACGCATGTACTGTGCTTGGCCCGCTACCACCTGATGGGCGCCAGCCCAGACGACAAAGCCACTGCTGACCGCAAGGCCGCCATGGGCTTTTTCGAAAAGGTGGCCAGTGGTGCCATTCCGCTGTTTGCCCCGGCTGAGGCGGTACTTCCCAGCAGCGCTGAGTCGACGGTGGTCATGCAAAGTGCGGGCAGCATGTTTAGCCGCACCAACTGGTAGACACGCATGCTCGACCTCAAGCTGATTCGCGATCGCCTGGTGGCCATGGCCCCCGTGCTGCGCACGATAGAGATCACAGCCGACTTTGAGACGGCCAGCAAAAAGAGCATTGCCCACCCCACGGGCTTTGTGCTGGAGCTGGGCGAGAGTTACGGGGCCAATGCGTTTGGATCAGGGCAGGTCAGCCAGGTGGTCAACAGCGAGTTTGGCGTGGTATTTGCCGTGCCCGACTTGCGCCGCGTAGACGAGAGCAGCGTGCTGCGCTTGCCCCGGCTGCAAGTGCGCCAGGCGCTGCTGGGCCATGCGCCTGACGGCTACACCGAGATCACGGCCAAGGCCTCACGCCTGCTCAGCGCAGGCCCCGTGGTGTGGTGGCTCGACAGCTACACCACCCAGTACATCATCAACTCATAGGAGCCGACATGGCAACTGCAAAAGCGCAAGACGCGTCCAGTGACTCGGGCGCATCGACCAACCCAAACACAGCCACGACGGGTGACAACACTTGGCTTGTGACGCCTGAGACTGCAGCGGTACCGGTGGCTGAGCCACTGGACTTCAGCACAAGCGACACCTGGGGGCAAGGCGGTCGCTTTGTCGTCAACGAGCAGGGCCTGCGGGTGCCTGCACCCACCATCTGACCCTCATCACAAAAGGAGCCCACCATGGCCAACGTAGTCGCTGCGCCGCAGCTTTTTAAGACCAAAACGATTTTTGCAGCCACCGAGTCGACCTATGGCACGGCGGCCGCCATTGCCGGGGCCAACTGGGCCGAGGCACGCAATGTGAGCCTCACCCCGTTCGATGCACAGGTGGTCGACCGTGGCATCGTGCTGCCCTTCAAAGGCCGCCGGGCCGGTCTTGCGAGCGTGCCCAGCGTCAAGCTCAGCTTTGACATTGCCCTGGCCCCCAGCGGCACGGCTGGCACAGCGCCCAAGTGGGCCACCATGTTGCTGGGCTGCGGCTGGGCCGAGACCGTTGTAGCCACCACCAGCGTGACCTACAACCTGGTCAGCACCGGCGAGCAGTCGCTCACGCTGGTGTACTTTGACGCAGACAACAAGCACACCATCACCGGTGCACGTGGGTCGGTCAGCTTCAAGTTGGGCAAAGGGGGCATCCCGCTCATGTCGTTCAGCTTCACTGGCATTTACAACGCGCCTGTGGTGGCCACACTCACCAACGCCATGCCCACCATTGTGCGCACAGGCTGGACAGACGAGCAGTTGGTCGACAGCCGCTACACCACGGGCAGTATCAACGCGGGCACGGCCGTGCCGCTGGCGTTCAGCGAGTTCAATGTCGACCAGGCAAACGATGTGAAATACATCGACCTGCCGGGCCCACAGACCTCTGTGCAAATCTCTGACCGTGCGCCCACCGGCAGCATCAGCTTGTTGGCCCCGCCGCTGGCCACGCTCGACGTCTATGCTCTGGTGGCAGCCAACACGGCCTTCACGGTCAGCGCAATGCACGGTACCGGCGCAGGCAAGATCGCCACTTTAGCCGTCAAGGCCCGCGCCACGGGCGTGTCGACTGTGGAGATTGACGGCTTCAAGGGCTACCAGCTGACGCTGCAACCCGAGCCCGTGCTGGCTACGGGCAACGATGAGATCAGCTTGACGCTGACCTGATTGACAGCGGTCACAAGCCGCAGTAAACCACCCAAAAAGCCCCCCAGGACACTCGTCTGGGGGGCTTTTCTTTTCTAAATTGGTTTGACTGTAGGAAACGCGCGCGCATGGGCACCATTGGGGCTTGCATCAATCAGGTGTTTGCCTAACCAACCGAGGAATTCTCATGAGCACATTTGCCCCAGTCGCTGCGTTCACCGCCCCAGTCAAGATCAATGTCCCCAACGAATCTGGCGGCTTTGATGAGATCAAATTCAATTTCCGTTTCAAAGGTATGGGCCGCAAGCAATACAAGGACTTGATGGCCCGCGCTAACGCCAGCCTGGACGGTGACCAGCTGGTGGTCGACGAGACGGTGCTCGGCTTCGCCAAGAGCAAATCGGCCAATGCAGATGCTGCGCCCTTCAGCATCGATGGTCTTGACGAATTGCTCGACGCCCACCCCGGCGCAGTCAACCAAATCAGCGGCACTTTTGTGCGCCACCTGCTGGGCGCCAAGTCGGGAAACTGA